ATCTTCCGGCAGTAAGCCATCTCCTTCTTTTAGACTGGTCTACATATATCTGGCTTGAGTCCCTGCGTTCCGCCCTCGGCAACACGACCTCTTCGAGATATAATATAAGCTCGTCCCTCAAAGCCTTGCTCTGTTTGAGAGGAAAAGTCAATTTGACCGCCAGTTGGGTATAAATGGCTTCCACAAGAAGCGGAAAAAATTCGTTCACATCTGTTATTCTCTTCGTATAGACAAGCTCACAGGTATCGTCGTCGGAATACAACCATCTGCCCTGTATTTCATAGGCCGTTTCTCCTGTGTTAAACTTTCTCACAAGTAAACAGTAAGGGTTTGCAGGCAATAGATATTTGTATGCCTTGGCATAGGAAAAGTCGTCGGGGTCATAATCGGCGTTTGCGGCAACGACTTTTCTATGTTCGGCGCATGTCCAGTCGTGCATACATAAAACCTCATCTATAACCGAATCGAGATATTGATTACAATACCTTGCATTATCACTGTCTTCATTGAGAGAAGTTATTGTCTTCCCGCCCACAAGAATAAGGGCCTTATTTGATATGTCCGTCCTGCTGTTAGGCATTCGATGGCTCCTTAATCAGATTGTCAAAAACGGTTTTCAATTCTGACTGTCGGATGTGTTCACACTTTACAGAAGGTTCACACCATAGCTCAAATCCGTAATGTTTGAGCTTGGCCGTGAAAAACAAGTCCTGACCCAAGAGTAAAGCGCCGGGCGCGAATATATCCTGATACCATGGAAATCCCATCGCCTCAAGAACATGACGCTTTATAAGGATGGTAGTACCCCCGCAGTGATGAGCCCTGAAAGGCTCTTCCGGCAATTCCTCGTAGGGAACGGGAGTGAATATGTTATCAATTTTTTCATCCGGGTCGTATTTCATAACCGACCAGCACGGCCTTTCCTTGTATATTGGGGTCGCACCGACAACGACATCCTTGTCAAAAGCCATAAGTTTCTCTATTGCGTCCACCGGGGGAATCACATCATTATCGACAAAGAAAACATGGGTTGCTCCCGGCAGGTATTTCAGTGTTTTGTAAATGACATTGTTCCTGCCGTGAGAAGCAAACCGGGACGACTCGTATAAAGCCATCATATTCGGTTTGCGTTTCTGATACTCAACCCAAAGACAGGTAAGAAGGTCAATATTTCTTGTATATGGTAATGTAACTCCTATTATGACGAAATTGTTGTCCTTGCATTCTTTTATCTTGTACTGGGCGGCCTCAACGTCTATACCGACAGTTTCGGTCTTTCTTTCAAATTCGGGGTGAAGTTGCGCCCATTCCGCTCCGTGAGATATTTCCGGGTCTGTTTCCTCAATTATGTCCTTCGCCCTGTGCCAGTGGTAAACGTATATGCCCGACATCAATCCTACCTTATGGCCTTTGTCTCTCAAATCGAGATGCAAAAGATTATCGACGCCGGTAAGTCTTTTTGGCTCCATCTGCCTGAACGGTACTTTTTTCCACGCGGCCTTCTTGTAAAGAATAACCACTCCGCTGAACGGGCTTTCCGTCGGCAATGCCGGGAGATTCGCGCATTCGGTAACATCTATCACCCTGCCGTAATTCATCTCCCTCAAGTCCCGTCCTATTCTCCTGTGATATAGTATGTCGTGATTGTCACGGTCTATACCGTCTGGAACCTGCCATTCGGCATAAAGCCTGTTCGAAGCCCCCACAAAGCATGAGTATTCCGGGTGTTTTTCCACTATCTCGCTCATCTGGTTATACCAATCAGCGGTCGTGAACATGGCATCGTGGTCGATAAAACAGGCCCAGTCGCCGTCGCCGGGAAGCTGGCTCATATAATGGTTGTACGCCCATGCCAAATCCCTGTCGTGCTCTTTTGGTGCGTAAGCAATAAAGTTGTAAATCATCTTTCATTCCTTCATAAAATGTTGCAGTTTGAACTTCATAGGCTTAATGAAATCCCTGTATTTTTTTTGGTTTTCCATTACGCATTTCGGCGCGTCCAAAGGCTCTATCCTGAACCTCATATCCGGCCTATCAAGAATATCTCTGCACTCTTCCATTCTTAGCTTTAGCCTATCAATATCCCTGTAGTATTCCGTGTCATATTCGGAATGAGCGAAAGCACTCAGCTTTTCAGGTATCTTTTCAGGCGGTACGATATATGAAAAATGCCATCCGGCATTTGTAATCACGTTCTTGTGGTATCCGTTGCCGTTGCCAAGTCTTAGTATCTGGGGAGTAATCAAATCTTTATATCTGCAACAGGCGGCGAAAAACCAGCCCTCTCTAATCACACGGCAGTTGAAATAATAGTAATAGAATTTCATTATCAATCGCGTAGGGTGAAGCGACTGCTGAATATAAGGTATGGCCCTGTGATCCACTATCTCGTCGATGTCTGATACTATAACAATATCGTGCGACTTTAGTCCTTTCAATCCTCTGGAAATCGCGTTTCTCTGAGCGTTTTCGTTTACCCACCTGTCTTTGTCGGGTTCCATCTCGAAGACTACGTGGATTATTTTGTCCTTGTACGGTCTGAAAGTTTCACTGTCGGCCATTTCGTTATAGTAAAGCCTCTTGGGTTTGCCTGAATGGGTGTGTGTGGCCTCAACCAGGACAAATTTATCAACCGACGAATAAAGCTCTTTCAGCCTTATCTCAAGGAGCATCAATTCGTCAAAAAATGTGAAGCAGTCGTATATCATGGCTTTAACAAAGGCTCCGCGTTCCAGGGGTCAAAAGAGACAAGTTTGCTGTTATTGAAATCTGGCCTGTAAAATTCTCTGGCGGTATCATTAAACATAGAGGCGGTGAAAGAGAATGTGCTGTTCGATATCAAAAGATAATCGCAATGAGCAAGGGTATAGAAATCGTAAAGGTCGTCCGTTTCCCTGTTATAATGGCAGGGATTGTACCTTTCAAAATCGTGTAAAACTTCGTCAATTTCATCGCTTGCCAAAAACAGAACGGGGTTTTTCAATCTCGACCAGTTCTTGTCAAGCCATTCAAGATACCATTTTGTAGGCGCTATATTGCCGCTCCTGCCGGTCATTTTATAGTCTGCCAGCCTTATATGAACACCCACGATATCGCCGATTTGCTTAAGAAGAATGAGGGGCTTTAATAGCTCCTGTTCAATCTGTGGAAAGAATGTAAACAAGGCCTTGAAAAGCTCCCTGTTGTAGTTCTTGGTATGATACTGAAAATAGCCCTGTATATCGCTGCCATCAAGAACCTCGCCGTTAAGCCAAATGCAGTCATTGCCCGTCATCCTTTTCGTTCTTGGTGCGTCCGATATGGGCAGGTCGTTACAGGCCGGAAATATCTTTCGGCCTATCCAGTCCCTTGGTATCTCCGTTCTCAATCCTCTCATACCCGCATAAGTCCTGAGCGCCGCATACTGAAAAATCTGGTTGCCGAACCTGCCGTATTTGCCAAGAGTTGACATTGATACAAACCTTCTCTCATTGACCGGCTCTGCGTTTCTTGGAATAATCCTGATAATGTCTTCATTTACAATGAATTTGCAGTCGGGAAGTGCCGATTTTATAATATTTCCCAATGTTTCGAGTTTCGGCCAGTCGCCTTCTCCGGTGTAAAGACGGGCATCGTCTATAAGAATCACGAAGTAACCGGAATAATTACATACCGTTTTAAGCTCCTCGATTATCGGTGTTCTTCTCTGTCCGGGAGATTCATCATCGCCGTAGTGCGCGTCGAGCCAAAACAGGCATCTGCCTTTGAACTCCGGCATTATCTCTAAAAGAATTTTCCCGCTGTCGCCGTGATATAAATGGACGTTGGAAAATCCCTTGAATATATTAACCGCGTTCTCATATCGCTGCCTGTCTATTTCTATTGAGTAAACCTCTTTGGCCAAAGTGAGTGCGTTAGCTACCCCCGCACCCTTGTAAGTTCCGGTCTCTACAAAGGTGTCGATAGCGTATTTGTGCAGATACTCGTAAACTATCTGCGACTTTCTTTTGTAGCTCAATGTTTCCTTACTCATCTTTCATCCTTTCTTAAGGGCTGAGGGGCGGAAAGGAATGAAATCAGTCCGCCCCCGCCCTTTAATGCTAAGTGCCTACATCTGTCTCCGGTGTTGCTATACTCAGCCATGCGTTGACCGAACCTGTGGTCAAGGCCTTTGCTGTGCTGCTGTTCTTCGAGAAAAGTATTCTCAGATACCTTTTTGTCGCTACATTGTAATCGAGAGGGCATCTGGCAATCCATTTACCTACAGTCAGAAGCTCAATGGGATTTTTGAACTCCTGACCGGTAAACGAACCGGAAGCCACAGCGCTGTCGCCTTGCTGAACCTTGAAAGAGCAGCTTGTGTCCCAAGTCGTCGGGTGACCCGTTACCGCACGGTTTATGCGGATATTCAGGTAGAGCGGAGTGCCAGCGCCAATACCATAGTAATCCGCTTTCGCAAGATTACCGAGGTCGAGGACGTTAGTAAGCGCTAATTGAGTATTGGACGCAGACATAGCCTGGTCGTCCGCAAACTCCAGAATCTTATCCATAAGGCTCATAACGGTCCCTCCTTATTTCCAATGGCATCCACTCGCCTGATAGGTACGCCCCTGAAGAAAGTGGTTTCTTCTCCGCTCCAGTCTCGGCTTGTGTAGTTCACATTCGTCTTGTCAACCGCGAAGCAGTCCATTTGGGTCTTTATGTTCTGATTGCAGTAAATCCTTGCGTTTCTTCCCTTGTATGGAAGGGCGTTAAGGGCCTCAATCAGCTTGTGATGGACGTTTCCGGTGCTGTTGAATGAGCAGGTTGTTCCGTTCACGGAACGGATGCTTGCTATTCTCCTGATACACCTGTCGTCCCTTACAACAAGACCTGCGTGGATCTTGAAGTGGCTTACAAGGGCCTGCATCAGCTTCGGCGTCCCTGCCGTGGTGGTCAAATCTACCGTCTGCTCACCGAGATTTTCATGTAAAACGCCCATCGTCGGTGAATCTTTCGGGTAAATCATGTGAACCATCTCCGGTCCCCACTGCACGACGTAGATACTCGTACAATCTGTCGTGCCGGAGGCCCCGGCGTCATAAACGTTGGCAAGAGTCGCATTATCGAGTCTGCGAGGAAGGCCGTTAAACCTCTCGGGATTCACGTCGGTCTGGCCATAAATGACCCCGGCGGTCGCCCCGCTATAAACCACGCCCTCAAAAAGTGTTTTTGAAAGCGTATCGGCCATACCGCTAAGAAACGCCTTGTCCTCGCCTGTTCGAAAATCAGTGACGTTGCCCGAAAGCTCCGCAAGAACCTTGTCAACCCTGCTGTAGTCCTCAAGGATTCCTATTCCTTCGGTTATCTGACGAGTGCTCGAAGATGTCGGTGTGATACCTTCGTTTATTTTACGCCAGTTGCCGGAAGGCTTGCTGGTTCGCTGGGTCGTTATATGGGCTGTCGGCTGGTTGGCCGGAAGCCATATAGCGTCAGACATCCACTCATTATCAAGGTCGAGTACCTCGACAATGGTGATAAGAGCGCCCAGATTGGTACGCTTGGCAAGTTCCAGAAGTGTAAGCTGGTTTCTAACCGATTGCGTAGCCATTTGCGAGTTCTCCAAATAATTTTTAATGTTCGGAGAACTCCCCGCTACGCAGCGGACTCCCCTGCAATTATCGCCTGCTTTAGACGACCTGACTTACAGGTTTACATTGGACCCTGAATTTCCGGCCTTACTGACATCGGCCTTTCCGACAGAGCTACCCAACAGCTATTTTCTCTTTCCTGCCTGCCCTTTCGGAACAGGAAAGATAATATTCAATGGTTCGTTTCAGTCCTTTCTCAAGTGATATTTTCGGTTGCCATTTTAACAACGTCTTTGCCATCGCCAAATCCGGCCTTCTTCTTTTTGGGTCATCAGCCGGTATTGGCACAAGTACAATATCTGACTTTGCATCTGTCATAGATACTATCTTTTCGGCAAGCTCATAAATTGATATTTCGTTGTCATTGCCGATATTGACAGGCCCGGTTATTTCATCGGGTGTATTCATCAGCCTTATAAGTCCCTCCACCGTATCATCGACATAGCATAAACTTCTTGTCTGCGAGCCTATGCCGTGTACGATTAAGTCCTTGCCTTCAATGGCCTTTGTTATGAAATTGCTAACTACCCTGCCATCGTCGGGCCTCATTCGTGGCCCGTATGTATTGAATATGCGGGCAATCTTGACCTTAACTCCGTACTGGTGATGATAGTTGATAAACAGTGATTCGGCGCACCTTTTGCCCTCATCATAGCAGGAACGCGGGCCTATCGGATTGACATTGCCCCAGTAAGTCTCTTTTTGCGGATGCTCGGAAGGATCGCCGTAAACCTCGGACGTGGAAGCCTGCAATATCTTTGCCCTCTTCATTTTTGCATTTTCCAGCATATTGATAGAACCGATAACAGAAGTTTTTATTGTTTCTATCGGGTCTTTCTGATACTGAATCGGAGATGCAGGGCAGGCAAGATTATAGATTTGGTCTATATTTCCGTTTAATAAAACATTAAAACGTATGTCCCATTCGCCAAATTCAAAATCTTCATACTTTTTCAGATGAAAGATATTTTGCCACCTACCCGTGCTGAGGTTGTCCAGACAGATAACATCATTGCCCTGCTCAAGCAGCCTTTCGCACAAATGCGAGCCTATAAAGCCCGCCCCGCCTGTAACGAGTATTGTCATCTGCCACTGGCCCCCACAACTTTCGAGTAATCAAGCTGGCCTTCTGGTGTGGTCTGACCGCCCGCAGCCGTTCCTGTAACAAACTCGTCCGGCTTGACCTGTTTGTATATCTCAAGAAAAGTCTTAACAACAACGGCGTTATCCTTAAGGCCGGAAGATTCCATTAAATCAACAAATTCCTTCCCTCCAAACAAATCATATCCCCGTCGTGCAAATTCCAGATTTTTGTCGTAATCCGCTCCCCACTCGCCTTTTAGCTTGTTAGCAGATTCTTCAGCCGCTTTGTCCGTTTCCTTCTTTTCACCTTCCTTTATTGTATTGAAAATACTCATCTGGTTATCCAGTACAAGTTTGGCAAGTCCCTCAAAAACGGTTTTGGGTATGTGGTTGGCGTGGGCGTAATCTTTGGCGGCCTTCATCAAATCTTCGCTGAATAACATCCCTTCCGGCATTTCAGCAGGCGGTTTGACCTCGTATCCGTCCACCGTTTCCGGGCAGCCTACTTTGGCGCGGAAAGCCTTAATCTGCTCTTCGGTCGCCTCTTTCGGCAGGGGCTGAATGGACTTGCCTATCAACTTGTCCTTATTCAGATAGCTTTTGACTATGCTTGCTATGCTCTTGTGGTCGCCGAGGTCGCCTGTTTTCAGGTTGCCGGTATCGTCCTTCTCGAAAGTGTCCTCTGGAAGATTATTCATCCATCCTTCCTGAAAAATGCCGTCGTCGCCTAAAATCATATCTGCCATTACTGCATCTTCGCTCATTGTGATTCCTTTCTGAATATCCTTTTCAATAAACCAACTTTCTTTTGTTTCATTGACTTCTTTACGCTTATTGTACTGTTATAAATATCCTGCCACGCACCCGCATCAGACAGTATTTGCTTCGCTATATAATTCATTTCCACTTGCGCTTCGGCGGATATGTTTGTATCTCTCATGCTCCAAAAACCAAGCCTGTCAACAATGTCGGCAAGCACGCGCCTTGCCAAATCATCTCTGAAGACAAGCCGATAGTAGTTCCTTCTTTCTTTTTCATCCTTAAATATCATTTCAGTCTCAACTGCTCTTTGAGCTTGTAGTTTTCCTCAATCAAATTAAGACATTGCTTGTTCCGTATATACTGGGTTTCAAGCATTTCCTTCTTCTTCTCGTTTGAGATAAAGTTTTTGCCGCGAACTATGTAAATGTCGAGGAGCGGGATTTTCATATCTGAGCGCTAAATTCGTTGTCCTTGTTTTCGGGGACAGATACCCGTTTGTTTTCATCCTTCTTCGGGGGAATATAAGCCTCGTTTTTGTTCCTCATAACTCTGAGCATTTCTTCTTCGTCCTTGTCGTCCATTTTTGCATCTACTAAAGCCATTTTATTCTCCTTCAGCCTCAACCAGTTTTCTTGCTGCTTGGACTTTCATAATACCTATCTCTCAACTAATTTCACACGAAATAAACCATCAAGCTCAAGCCCCATATATCTAAATTCCGGCTTAAGAACAAATCTTGTTATTCCACTTTGCGTTACTTGTAAAATATCCTGCAATATCTTCCCTGATTCATTTACCAAAGCTAAATAAATCAAGCCACTATCCATGTCATATAACTTAAAGAACAATTCGTCTTCTTTGTCTTTTTTGAACACTTTTAATTTCATAATACATTCTTTGCGCTTTGCCTTTATTCTCCCGTTAATGCGGCCAGAACAGAATCCGGCTCTACGTTTTTGCTTATCTTCGGCACGGCATCGGCGGCCTGACCTGCCTGCTCAAGTGCCTGCTTCGCCTGCAACTGCTGGGCGCGTGTCTCTCTTATAGCCTCCACTTCCTCGTCTTTACGCATTACCTTCTCCGGCATACCGTGAGACTCCATTAGAACCTCGGCGGCCTTGTCCATATCAATCTTGTCGAGTACCGTATTCGGCTGGCCCGCCGACATCTGGGCCTGAACAATGGGGGCTATCGAGGCAAGGCTGTGAGTTATACCTTGGGTCTTGAATAAGCGTTTCTGGGCTTGCGGCAACGGGCCTATGAAGTTTACATTTATATCGCCCTTGCTGTATTCCTGAACTATCGCCGGGGCTATCGGCAAACGTCCGGCGTTGTACTCTATCCAGAATACGTTACGATGAACCTGCTGCAAGGCCGAGCTTATAGTTCCCAACTGCGGTCCCATCACAATCGCCTTTTCGCCCTGCATCTCCATAACCTGCGTAGCGGTCAAGTCCGTCTTATTTCGTGCGGCCTCCTGTAACATCAGAAAGTAATCTACACTGAAATACTCTTTTATCCTCTGCTGGATTCGCTCCTCCCTGTCAACACCGATGGGATAGTTTATCTTCTCTACTATTGGTTTTATCTCTTTGGAAATATCCCGGTAATAGTTTTCCCCGCCCGGGGCCAAATCCGCCATCCCCTTCATTTCTGCCGGTATCCACATGGCAGGATTGACTGACTTTTGGACCGCCTCAAGCATTGTAGCGCCCATCTCATTGTCTATATATACAGAGATTATGGCGTCAAAAATTATGCCGTATCCGTAGGGTCTGTCCTGTTTGCCAAGTCTCAGAATAGAAGGAAATAACGGCAATCCCCGCTTTCTGATTAACTTCTCACCGACAACCTGCACATAAATCGAAACGTAATCCATACCCGAAGCACCGATATTGCCCACAATCTTCTCAGTATTTGGGTAAATTGCGTGGATGAACTCCCATTTTTCAGTCATTCTCTGATTGTTTTTCAGAGCAAACTGTAAAGGCTCACTCAGCTTGGCGGTCTCATTTTTGAACTTCTCGGCCACCTGCCTCGTGGTCAGCTTGAATTTGTGGTGCATAAGATTTGCACTGCCATAAATGTCGTCTTGAAGCCACACACTTCGAGGATGTAAAACCTGAAAACAGCATAAATTCCTGTCCTCAATTTCCTCACAGGTCATCGTCGCCGTTCCGATTGCTCCGCCATCCCTTAACCACGTGCCTAATATATGGCTATCGTAGAAATTCGACTTACGATAAGCCGGATACATAACCTCATCACACTCCTGCAGCCATTCCCTTACCTCGTCAACATCATTAAGCCAGTTCTCGCCAAGCTGGGTCTGAAACCATTGAATTGCCGGCGATACGTGATGGCCGTAAAGCCCGTCCGCCCAGATATTCAGTGATGTTATGGCGGTGTCAGCGTGGACTCCTTCACCCCTTTGCTGGCCCGTTTTCTGGACATCATCGTAATCAGACCGACGCGGATATCCTAATTCCGTTGCCTCTTTAGCAAGGTCATCGAAATACTTGCGCTCGTCCTCAAGCTCACCCTGCCGGGCTATTATCTGCTTTACGAGTTTCTGCTGTTCCATTGTCGGTTTCCATTTCTATCATTTCGCCCTCGCAGTCGCTAAAATCTACAGGCAGACTCAACAGTGCCTCTGTTAAGCCAATTTTGCCATCAATAACCTCATCTGCTAATTGCTCTATTTTCTGGAAGCTGTCCATTACTTACCCTTCAACAGCGTCTTATTGCCTCTTGCCTGACGCAGCATACCGTAACACTGGCCTGCGGCCTGCTCCTGCGTCTTGCCCTCTTTAGATACGAGATGAGCAATGCAGCGGCTTATATAGTCCTTGCTCGATTCACCTTTTCTTATTTCTGGCATTATGGCCTCTTTTCTAACCCAACGTAGTCTTTAACCCCCGCCGCCGCTCTTCCGGCACAAGAAAGCCCGGGCTGACAAGCTCTGTGCTCGCTCTGCCCTTCATACGTCTGAGCTTCTCCCACAAAGACTCTTTGGCCGCCATAACTTCCGGCGCTGATATTGTTGTTGGAGCCGGGGGTGGCGGTGCTGGTATCTTTACTCTTTTACTTCCGAAACTCATTTTTTCACCTGTGCAATCTCAACCTGTTGTAACTGCTAACATTACGCTGAACTCCCGAAGATATCCTTATAGGTATTGGCTGCGGATATCCCAAATGCTTTCCGCCGATAGTACTGAATCGCCATTGCATAGCCATTGTTTGCATCGCGTCTGCCGGATGGCTGGCCCAGTCGTGAAACGGATCTTTCTTGAAACATGATTTTTCCTCATCCCACTCATATCTGTAAAATGACAATGCCTTTATCAAATCTCGTGTAGTTTTCTCGTTGAATACCAAATGGTCAAACATGGCCCTAACAGCATCGATTCCATCAGCTTTGAGTTTCGGCCTGTCAACAACTTTCATTATGCTGCCTAACAAAGTATCGTATGTGTCCTTAAGTACAATGCCCGTCCCTTTTTCGTGGTTCATTATATCGTGTGGCCCAAAGTGGTCATGGTAAACATAATCTTTCTTTTGTAGCTGGGCCGCGTGATAAGGAGCACCTCTGCCAATCTTACTATAAAAATCTATGATTCTGACCTGACTTTTGATAAACTGTGCAAACACAACACAAGTGGCATCACCATAGCCAATATCCCAAAATGTATAAACCGGAGCAGTTCTATCCCAAGGGTAAAATCCTATCCTGCCCGTGTTTCGTGCCTCTTCTATTTCTTCGCCGTAAACCGCCCCCTCAACAGACTGCTCAAACGCTTCTTCTGGCGTTGATGGATGCTCCCTTTTCATGTACTTACCAAGCCCGGCAGGGCCGTCTTTTTTGAGAGAATACCAAGCCATTTGTTCAGGCGTTAGCCTGATGTTCTCTCTTCCCTCCAATATTTTGAAATAGTCTATCAGAGATGCGCTAATATTTATACCAAGTGGATTCGTTTGATTGCCAGGGTGCATATACCACGGAAAGAAATGGAACCTTATCTCTTGTGGGTTTAGCTTTCTGCTCTGCAATTCTGCGTTTTTGGTATTTGTTTCTGACGACCTGGCTATGTCGTAAAAATCGCCCGCCGCCCCTTCTGCCGTGCTTTCATCAAATAAGTAGCTGCCTTCATGCAGTGTTGGCAATGCTCCTGTTTTTATCTCTCTGGCCTTTTCAGGATATTTGGCACATATTTTTGCGTGCTCAGAAATGTGAAGCATCCTTAATGTTGCCGACCTCATAGAAGTACCAACCCATATACTTGAGCCGTTTGACAGCCTTAATTCCATGGCATCGCTCTTTTCGAGCCTTCTCGCCGACTTTAACGATTCTGGCAAATTTTCGTAGGGATATTTAATTTTATTGTAGAATATTCTTTGAGCGCTTTTAAGGTCATGGGCAATTATCCCGGCATGGACATTATCATTAAAAAGGCAAGCATCCAGCATAAACAAGTCAATTTCGGTTGTTATTCCGTGCTGACGAGATTTTAATATAAGATTCCAAAACCACATATTATCGTATAATGCCTCTAAAACGGGTCTACTAGACATATTAAATACAATGTCATTACTCTGCTCATCCACAATATGATAAAGATTATTTAGCCGCCATTTACGGTCAGACATCTGCTTCTTTATCTTCACCTGGCGGCTTACTAATTTTTCCATCCAGCTGCTCCAAAAATTCCTGTAGCTTGTTTGTTATGCCATGCTCTGTAACCGTTGTGTCTTTCCAATTTGCGTTTGCTTTAAGCCAGAATATATGCCCTCCGTGATGTTTCGCGCCCAACTGCTCCTCATGATACATTTCTATCTTTGTCTTTGCCGCTTTTATTATGCAAAAAAACCCCTCATCATAACCCTCATAATCAAGTAAACTATTTCTGCTTACAAACCCAAGATGAAGAGCCAATCCGCATATCGTCGGCGGTCTTCGTTCCAGTTTCACTGTCTCAAAGTATTTAACGACAGCTTCTTGCATTTCATCTGGAGAATTGTATTTCCTTGGTCTTGCCATTACTCAAAAGCATCCCTCAAAGCCTTAATCTGTACTCTCTCATAGTTTGCAAGGTACTCTATCGCTTCATACTTGGCCTCATGTTGCTGTGTATTGCCTTCCTGCAGCTTGCCCAAGTTCTCGCCAATCTGAACTGCTAATCCTTCAATGGCCTGCACGTATACTATGTTGGTGTTATTTCCGGCCATTTCCTAAAAACCAAATGTCCAATTAAGATTTTACAAACTTCTATCTATTTTATTTATAAGGGTTTACGTTAATTCCACTTGACTTTTGCCTTTCTAATCTTATATTTATATAGAATGGAAACCGGTCGAATCCAACTAATTAAAACATTGCAAGCTCGGTATATTGCAAACCTTGACCGGTTTTCAGCAATAGCCGGGCTTGCTTATTATTGAAGGGATGGAATTATGAAAATATTTACAAGCCAAGAATACGGTGATGTTAACGAAGCAAGTATTGAAGCCTTTGCTTATTGCCGCGAGGTCAACCACCCAGTAATAGTTATGATTGACAGCCATAAATGCAAGCTGTTTCCGTCTGGCAGAATGGTCGACCTTGACACAGGCAAAGTCAACAATAATATTGATTGGTGACCGCGCTGGCTTGCTGCAAGGCCGGTCCGAATCCGGCCTGCGGTTTTAACTGAAATACTAACCTTTATTGAAGGGAATTGAAAATGTCTAAAAAAATGGAAATAGCCAGAATATTTGCGGACATCGGGGGCTATTATATTTGCAATGATAATGGCCCTCTCGATACAAGAGGACGAGCGTATCGCACAAAAGCCGATGCAATGAGGGCCGCTAAAGCTGCTGGTTATACTCATGCCAAAGGCAGCGGTACATATAAAGGGAATAAACTCACTAAACTTTAAGCCCTTCACGCAGTTGGCCGATCTGCGTTAAAAAACGGCCTGCAATTATAACTTTATTAACCTTTATTGAAGGGAATTGAAAATGAAACTTATACACCCTAACGTTAAAGGCTTTGAAATCAAACGCCGTACTTTTGAAGGTCGTACAAATCCTGATAAGAACAATAGCAGTCTGACAAGCAAATATATGCCGAGCTATAAATATTGGATGAGAATAGAATATGATAATTACTCATCTGAATATTGTAAACCCACAAAAAAACAATGTTTGGAAATTGTCGAAGCTGCCAAAAGAAAAGCTGGTACTGTTATGTAATTAGCCCTTCACGCAGTTTGGCCGATCTGCGGACCAAAACGGCCACGGAATGAAAGAGAGGTAAGAAAATGAAAGCTAAAAACAAAATGACAAAATCTCAATTCTACTCTCCTATGGGAATTCTTTGCCTCACTTGTACATTCGGCCAGCCTTTGCCAAAAGCCAATAACCCGCCCCCGGCACTCCCTTAAATACCGGGGGGTTAAAACGTAAACCCATGAACTTGTCAAATAGCACGGTCGGTCAGGGTGTATCTACTCTATCATTGCCCCGGCCGTTTCCCAACGCCTTCACGCCACTGTATAATCCGCTCGCCATCAAGCCCATCGTTATCGCCGGAATTATCTGCAACTGGTTAGATTGTGCATATAACAGCCCAAGACTCACCAGCATTGATACAAAAGGCAAAAACGTTAATATAACTTTTGCCCGCGGGATTTTCTTAGGGATTTTCTTAATTATCTGTAAAATTGCAGTCACCAGCGGTACTAACATCAATACTTGAAGGTCTAAATTCACGGCCAATACCTCAATAATTCAGGGAAATAACGCTCAAGGCCCATCTTGGCAAATTCGGCCTTAACTTCGATACAACGCATAATAGCAAGCCCTAATTGATAG